GCTTGCCATTGACCCAGCGTCCATCCACGGAATAGAGCGCCCAGGCGCGGTCGAGCGCTAGGCCGCCGGAAGGACCGATGCGCGCCTCGCTGACGGTGATGGGGTCGAGTGATTTGATGGGATGGAGGCGCAGATTCGCGATGCGGGGGGCTACATTCGTAAGAGACACAAAAAGAGTTTAGCAGAGGTTGACGGCAAGCCGCCGCAGGCCAAATCTACATGGAGTGAAAGGGAAGGCTGAAATCGAAGAGGGATCCCTCGACTACGTGACCCGACGCGCCCAAAAACGGTGCGAAGAAAAAACGTCGGGCCACTCCGCTCGGGATGATAGATCTACGGTAGAAGAGTAATGCGAGAAAAAACTCAGGTCTGAAGTCTGAGCCGGAGCATCCGTGGGCGGGGGTGGGAGAGGAATAGGAGATTGGTGGCGCGCGGGCAACCGTAAAAGCGGCGGCCCTTCGCCGCTCAGGGTAAACGATCCGCCCTTCGTGGCTTAGGGCAAGCCGCACTCCAAATTAGCTGCCGGCGACGGCGACCAGATGGCGTTGCGTGCGAATGGTGCAGGAAGCGGCGGCAAGTGCCTTGTTGCGGGCTTCGACGGCTTGCGCGAAGGTGAGGAGCGGCGAGGTGTTGATGGAGGCGACGGCACCACCGTGGGCGAAAGCAACGGAAATCTCCGCAGGCGTGATGTGCTCCGGGAATTCGGCGATGGCAAGGAGGTCGAAGCGGCCGGTGGTGAAAAAGGTGGCATGGATGGAGCCGCCAAGCTTCTCAATGGGAGCTTGAACCACCGCCGCACGGTCCTGCGGACTGTGAGGCAACTGACTCCAAGCCTGATTGGTAAAACTTATCTGGAGACAATAGCGGGACATGGTGGTCTCTTTCTGGAAGAGGGCGAAAGGCCTGGGGATGTAACCCTGCGCCGCTGTGACGCGCGTGTCAAGACGAAAGAACAGATGTGAGCAAGAATTAATTCTGGGCATTGAATTTGGAAACCAGATCCCGGGGAAAGCGAACTGGTTGTGACGCGGGAAACAAGAATAACGATATTGCTAAATGCCCTAGGGAATTTATGGAGTGAGAGGCGTCAGCATGTTGGTTAACCGATTAACGGCCGAAAAAAGGCGGACACAGGCCGGGGCACTCCAAAATATCCTGCAGGTAGAAAATATTTTTATGGGTGATGAAGATTTCTCTTGACAAGTTAGTGAAATATGGTAAACTATGGAGCGTAGAGAAGTGTAACTGCCCTGGACGCGTTCCGGGGCTTTTTGTTTTTTGGGGCGCCGCGCAGGAGTGGCGTAGGCCTAAAAGCCGACCCCGGCCTTCCCCTTAGCAAAACGAATCGACAGGAAATTGAGAACAGTTTGTGGCACGCGGAGAGGTGTGCCTGAGGAGAGAATATGCCAACCTATCAGAATGCGACGCCGCCGAGTGCGCTGTATCCAGGCGACGTGGGATATAGCTGGAACAATGAAGCGTTTCCCGGGGCGACCACCTCTGGGTCACAGTTTGCGTTGAGCACGCCGGGAGGGTATGCGCCAGAGACAGGATTCGCGGTGCGGTGGCAGACGATTTATGGAAGCGCACCCTCGGCCGTCAATATACGTCTGCAAGGAGCCATGGCGGATGTGGATGCGGAGTACATGGACCTTGACACTTCTACAAATACGGCGGGCGAAGGGCGCCAGGTGACGGGAGTGCAGGCGAAATTCCTGAGGATCAAGCTGTACTCCTCGACGGGCGGGAGCGGACTGACGGCGAAGATCCTGGTTTAGGCGATGCGGAGCGATTCACAGGGCCGGGCCATTCAGATCGGGCGGTATTTGAACACGCCCCTGGTGCTGAACGTGGGCGTGACGAGCGCTTCGATACAGTTGAATCAGAACCAGCACTACCGGTTGTGGGGGAGCGTGGATCTGTTCTTCCAGTTCGGGCCAACGGGGGTGACGGCCACGTTGAACAGTCACCCGGCAGCGGCCAAGCTGGATTACCTGCATTACACGGATGATACCAACACGACGCTGGCCGCCATTGTCAGCAGCGGGACGGGCGTGCTGTTCATCAGCCAGATTGACGCTCAGGGAGTGTGACGTGCGTGAATGGATGCGATTCTGTTGGCGCTTCTGGCGGATGCGGCAGACGCACGTGTGGGAGAAAGCGGCGCGCGCGGTCGAGGAAGTCCTGCGGCATGACACGTTGCAACAAGCAGCGACGGCGCAGGACTGCGTGACGTTTTGTCCCCGGTGCGGGCAGATTCCCGATGGAGACCGGAGGATGGAAGAAGCCCGGGAGCGGTTTTTTGCGAGTTGGAAGGGCGAGGCGCCGAAGAGAAGCGAGTTGGATTTTGCGTTGGCGTGGGAGTATTTCCGGCGGAAGTGAGCGGACTGTGATGAGAATGGCGGGTATCAGAGATCAGTTATCAGAGAGCAGGAAGCGAGCCTCGACCAGCGGCCAGCGATCGGGAAAGTAAGACAAGAATAGAGGCTTACACAGACTTCACGGAGTGCGCAGAGAACACGGAGAAGAGGGCCGCCGAAAGAGCGGAGAGACGACGGGTGCGATGGATTCGAGGTTGAAGGGATATGCGGGGAGGGTGACGCACCCGACGCTGGCGCTGGAGCGGGCCTATTGCACGATCTGCGGACGGCCGTATGGCTGGGTGAGCATGGAAAGCTACGCGCACGTGGCCCCGGCGGAAGTGATTGTGGTGTGCGACGGATGCGATGAGAGATATGGACGCATGCCGTTGCCTGAATTGGAATTGAAGCGAACAAAGGAGAGTTGACGTGCCATTTTATTACGCGGTTTCTTCGCAACAGAATAGCAACGCCACGGCGAACACGGATACGCTGCTGGCGGATTTGAAGACGGCCAGCGCCAACGCGGGATTGCGCGCGTATGTGCAGAAGCTGCAGGCAGGGTCGTACGCAACGCCCGCCGACAATGCGATTCGCCTGCGCTTGCACCGGCTGACATCGCTCGGGACGTATGCCTCGGGAACGTCGGTGACACCGGCGCAATTGGTGCCCGATGCACCGGCCGCGGCATCGCTGGCGTCCACGCAACCATCGTTGGGAACTGGGGCGCTGAGCGCAGTGCCGGCGATCCAGCTGGCGTTCAATCAGCGCGGAACGGGGTTGTGGGCGGCGTTCACCGTGGACGAGGCCATCGGCATTTCCGGCGCGAACACCGGCGTGAATGGACTGGTGGTGCTGGATAGCCAGTCGACGGGGACATCCGTCCCGGTGAACTTCAAGATCATTTTCAGCGAGTAGCGCGTGGCGACGACAACATGGGTTGCGGGGCTGTACAACGACGTGACGCTGCAGCCCGCGCCCGCAAACCGGCAAATTCCACCAAGCTTGCTGGATTTGGAGGAGCGGAGAATCCTGCTTCCACCGCTTCCGGCCGAAGCGGAATTCTTCTACGACGAGTTGGGCGGGTACAAGGCGACTGAATTTCGCGCGGGATTGCAAGCCAACGCGGAGTTCGATGCACAATGGATCCTGCTGGGACGGCCGCCCTCGGTATTTGACGAAGTGGACTGGCAGCGGTTTGCGGGGACGTGGTTCGCGCAAACGACCACCGAGGCGGATACGGGTCTGACGCCACCGCAAGCGCCAAAGGCCTTTGATGAAGTGGACTGGCAACGATTTGCGGGGACATGGTTCTCGCAAGCGACAAGCGAGGCGGAGACCGGGCTGACGCCCATTGTGCCTGGGTGGGCCTGGGACGAGACCGATTGGCAGCGAGCGTTCGCGCGGTTTGCGGCCTTTCCGGCGGAAGACGAGCAGCCGGAGAAGCTGCCGTTCACACCGCCGCCCGTGCCGAATCTCGGCTGGGACGATTTTGAGTGGAATCATGATTTTGGCGCGCGAGGGTTGGGGATGTTGGTGGTGATGGACGAGTTTGTGAACGCGCCGGCTGGCGGAGGAACTGGCGGCAGCGCGCCCAGGGGAAGAGCGGCGAGATTAGGCTTCACGATGCCGGCGTTCCGGTAACGGGGAGAGTTAACAGTTCACAGTCGAGAGTTCACAGTTTTTGAGGAATAGGGGTGCGAGAAGATCTAACGTAGAGTACGCAGAGGTTCGCAGAGGAGAATAGAAAAACCCAGGAGCACAGTCAGGAGTGACTGTGCCACAGGAGGCTGTGCAGCGATCCCTCCACTGCGTGCCGCATAAGGCGCGGCACTCCGGTCGGGATGACAAAGCAGGAAAGGGCAAACCCAAGACCCAGGTAGAAAATCAAACCTGGGGCACCCAAACCCAAGACCCAGGCACACACTCCGTGCCGGGGTCCCCGGCAAGCTATCGCAATGAAAAAGTGCAGGGCCTATTACCCGATCGCAGGGTCGCGAACGGTTTGGATTCCGTGTGTCCAGAGGGCGGAGGCGGGATCAAACTTTTGCCGGAGGCACGGGGACGCCATCTTTGGAGCGATGTTGGGGGCGGCAGTTCACGAGCCCGAAATGAACGATGAAGCGCCCTTGGAAACAGACAAGGTGAGCCGCAACCAGCGGGGCGCGCGGCGGAGGACGTGAGTGGGGTTGCCCGTTCGCATGACGCTGAAGGGGTTTCGGGAAAACGAGAGTTCGATGTCCGGAGTTGTGCTCGTGGTGGGCCCGGCCCCGCGAGCCGGGGGAGTGCCTGCGTCAACAAGCCAGGCGACGCGCGAGTCGCCATTGGGCGCAACTGCCTCTGACGACGGAAGAGTGGCTACCGCCGGCGGGGATGCACCCTCCACTGCAGCCGCTGCGGGCCGCGAAACCAACGCTGAGGTGGCTGATTCCATGGCTAAGAAATCCACGGGCACTCCCCCAAAGAAAGATCCGGAGAGCACAGAAGCGCTTTGGGAGCGGAGGATGCATCTGAAGGGCGGGCCGGAGCTACCCAAGGACGGCTGGGAATTCCTGCAGGTGCTGAATCGGAAGATTGATGTGATGGAGTTGATGAACCTGCTGCTGAGGTCGCCCGACGAAAAACTGTCGGGGCGATTGCTGGAGCAGGGACTGGAAATGGCCTACGAAAAGACCGAGCGGGCGGCGGAAGAGAGCGAAACCCCGGAGTGGAATATTCCGCGACCAGTTAGAGACTGAGGAGGAAAAATGGCAAGCGCAAAAGTAGTGTTTATCGGGGAAGTGGCGCAGATCGCGGGAGTGGGCGCGGTCGTGGCCGGGGTCGTGTTGAGCCTGCATCATTGGGGCGCAGCGGCGGCGCTCATCGGCGGATTCGCGGCGTTCTACGTTGGCAAAAAGCTGCGCGGGGCCTAAGGATTCACGTTGGGCACAGTGATGGCGCGCGCGCGCAAAGGGCAAGAGAGCAGGGAAACCGAGTGGTACAAGCCCTTTGCGAGGCAGCAGGAATTCCATACTTCCGGGGCAAAGTACCGCCTGTTTGGCGGAGCGGCAGGACCCGGAAAGACGAAGGCGCTGCTGGCGGAGGCGATCAAACAGGCGCAAGAGGTAGCCTGCAGCGACACCCTGCTGCTTCGGCGGACGTTTCCGGAACTCGAAGGATCGCTGATCGCCCAGTTCCGGCGGGATGTGCCGCGAAATCTATACCGCAGCTACAACGAAGCGAAGCACATCGTTACATGGAAGAACGGCTCGACGACGCGCTTTGGCTACTGCCGCAATGAGAATGACGTTTACCAGTACCAGGGCGCGGAGTTCATGTTCATCGGCGTCGATGAGCTGACGCACTTCACGTTGAAGCAATGGCAATTTCTTACTTCGCGGAACCGGTGTCCCGTGCGCTACTACACAAGCGGGAACAACACGGGGAAGCGCGTCTTCCCTTGCATGGCGGGGGCGACGAACCCCGGCAATATCGGCCATGCCTGGGTCAAAGCGCTGTGGGTGGACAAGGCGCCGCCGCCGGGATTCGAGCGGCCGGAGCAGTACGATCCGGCAGATTACGACTTCATACGCGCGCGGATTGCCGATAATCCGATTTACGCGAACGACCTGAATTACCGCAAGACACTCGAGGCGCTTCCGGAGCAACTTCGCAAGGCGTTTCTGGAAGGGAACTGGGACTTTTTCGCCGGCCAATACTTCGATCTTTTCGAGATTGGGCGGCACACGGCGCGACCGGAAGAGATTGGGATGCAGGCGTGGTGGCCGCGGTGGATTTCGATTGACTGGGGATTCCAGCATCCCAGCGCGGTGTATTGGCACGCGGCGGAGCCCTTGACAGCGATCAGCAATCAGCGATCAGCGACCAGAAATCCAGCGCCAGGCAGCGATGCGGGGGGCGACACTGCGGCGAGGATCATAACGTACCGGGAGTTCGTGCAGAACGGGCTTTCGCCGCGGATGCTGGGGCAGGCGATTGCGGAGCGTTGCAAGGACGAAAAGATCCAGGAGATTTACCTCTCGCCGGATGCGTTTGCGCACCGCACAAGCGAGGCTTCGATTGCGGAGCAGTTGGGAGAGGTGCTGGCAGCGAATGGATTGCCGCGTCCGTCACTGGCGGATGACGACCGGATTGGCGGATGGCAGTTGATGTACCAATTGCTGGAGCAGGACGCCTGGGTGATCACGGAGAATTGCGGGAAGTTGATCGAGTGTTTGCCGCAACTAGTGCGGGACAACCGGCGCGTTGAGGATGTGCGCAAGGTGGAAGGCGACGATCCGGCGGACGCGGCGCGGTATGGAATAGTTCCCGGCGCAAGATACGCCGGTGTTGGGGCATCCGCCAGAGGCGGACCCGGGGCGGGGCAGGCTCCGCCCCTTTATTCTCAGGTGCGATTTATGCCGGGTATGCCGCTGGGCGAACAGATCGCGCGGCAAGTGAGCGCGGAAGACCCGACTTCGCGGGCCATCCAGTTTCAGAGGCTGGAGGCGGAGGCGCGGAAGCAGTTTGGGCCGCAGAGGTTGCCGCGCAGGCGGTGGAATTGGTGAAAGCCGGCGCGAGATTAGAACGGGGCGTCCGGGTCAATTGCGCGGCGAACGGCGAGACAGACCTCCTGCATGCGCCGGTTCGACAATGGGCGGGGAAGTCTGTCCACAAGCTGCGCCTTGCGGACAGTACTGATGAAATAGCATTTCAACCAAGAGACAGCAGGCAGCCCGGATTCCCCAGGTTCCATGCGGATTACGGAAGGGCCCTCGATGCCCCTTGAGCTGAAAGGCACGACCAGGATGGAGTCGATGTGGCAGCTGAGGTTGCGCGCATCGACGGAGAGAATGACCACCCAGTGGCGGATGGGAGGGTCGCCGAGATTGGCAGCCCAAATCTCCCCACGATGGGAGACGGGCCACAGAGGATAGGCGTCATTCATCGAAGCTCACCTTCCCTGATTCGTGAGCCAGTGCAAGCCCTACGGCGTTGTCTTCTGCAATGTTCTCCTTTGACAGAGATTCGTGGTAGGCGGCGGTAGCGGCTTCCAGGCGGCGGCGTGACTCGGCGCGGCGAGCGACAGCAACCGCGCGATCGACGGCCTCGGCGAGGTTGGCGGCCTTACCCCGGCGAACGAGAGATTTGAGGAAGGCATCGGTCTCCGGGGCTACGGTGGTGGAGATTTTGCGGCGGTTGGTGTGGCTTGACATGGCGGTTTCCCTTGCTGAACTAGTATAGCATGGCATCTGACATTTGTAAGACATTTTGTCTGACATTCTATCTGACATGATGACCACTCAAAGCTTGATCCGGGGCTTCTTTCGGACCCGGTATGTGGGTTTGCTGGAAGAGGAAGTGGCGCGTTTGCGGGGGGAGAACCGGGCGCTGCTGAATTCGCTGTTGGGGACGGCGGGATTTCCGCCTGTGGAGTTTGCGGAGCCGGTGAAGCCGGTGGAGTTGCCGAGATTGCGGCGGAGATCGTGGCAGCAGATGCAGATGAAGAAAGAACAGGAAGCGATGAGGGGATGACGGGCGGGAATTGAGGAGACAGAAACCCAACAGAGAAGAAGAGAAATGCAAGCAAGAAGGACGGTAACACAGAGCTCACAGAGATAGGGAGACAGAGGGCGCAGAGAAGAGGGAGCGAGGCGTTTGATCGTAAGAGCCCACCCTTCGCGAAGTTCGCGAAGGGTGGGGCACCCTCAAGATCATGAGTTGGTGGCGCTGGAAGAAGAACCCAAGAGCACAGTCAGGAGTGACTGTGCCACAGGCGCAGAGAAGAGATTGTGAGAGACGGCATGGACAACGCGATCACAAATTGGGAAGCCGGGATGACCGCGCCGGCGGATGGCAATGCGGGGGCGGGAGACGTGGGGGCAAGTTTCGGAGAGATTCCTCGCCCCGACGAAGCGTACGGGGCGCAAAACCCGCGCTTCGCGGACTCCGTTCGGAATGACGGGCTGCAGAGTCAGGTGAGCCAGGGAGTGGACCTGGGGCCGAACTTCGAGAGGCTGGAGGAAGAACGGCCGGAGCTGGTGAACGCGCTGCGGGAACTGGTGCGGCAATACCGCGTGGAGGGCGTGGCGGCGCGGATGCACGAGATCCGACGGATTCGGCAGGCACGGCTTTTTTGGCAGGGCTTGCAGTATGCCTGGTGGAACCCCAATGACATGAACTGGCACCTGCCATTTGAGCAGAAGTTCAACGATGACCGCACGCTGGAAGAGATGCCGCGGTACCAGTTTGTGACGAATTTTTATCAAGGATTTGGGTTGTCGTTTGTGGCGGTGCTTTCGCAGGATGTGCCCAGCGTGCGCTTCTACCCGCAATCCGCACAATCGCTAGTGGATATTGCCGCGGCGCGCGCGGCAAGCGACGTGGCGGAGCTCATCGAGCGAAATAACCATGTGGAGCAACTGCTGACGTCGATCGGATATTTTCTGTGGACGGATGGGAAGCTGGGCGCGTACGTGCGGTTCGTGAAGGATGGGCAGCGCTTCGGTTTTCGCGAGGAAGAGATCCTGGCGGCCGTGGAGATTCCGTTGGGGGTTGACACGTGGGTTTGTCCCTCCTGCGGCAGGGAGACCCCGGTCGTGGGATATGAGGAAGTACAGAACGGATATCCGCGTTCCGCGATCAGCGATCAGGAAACTATTCAAGACGCAGGGAACTTGCCCCGATCCCTCGACTCCGGTCTGCAGAAGGCGCAGACCTCCGCTCGGGATGACAATTTCGGATTTGGCGAGAATGACGGAGCGGTAGGTAGCGGCGCTGGGACAGGACACAACCCCGAATCGGCGTACGCCGTGGACCTGGCTGGGGAAAGCCTCGCCCCTGAAGGGGTGAGCTACACGTGTCCGGGGTGCGGGGCGGAGTTGGGCGAAAGGGATTTGCGTAGGGCGGAGCGAGTGACGGTGCCGCGTGTCGTGGAGACGCGGCGCGTGGCGAACGGCCAGGAAGTGATCTCGATTGCGGGTGGGCTGGAACTGAATACGCCGGTCTGGGCGAACGAGATGCACGAGTATCCGTACCTGCAATGGCAGGCGGAAGTGCACCGCGCAAAATTGAAGGCGGCGTATCCGCTGGCTGCGGGGAAAATCGAGTCGGCGCCCTCCCAGGGGCCGGAGGATGTGTACGCACGCGTGTCGCGGCTGAGCGTGGAGCAAGGGTTGCCGTCGATTCATCCCGGCGACGCGCTAATGAACCTGATTACGTTCGACCGCACGTGGCTGCGGCCGTGGGCGTTTTACGGAATTGAGAATGAAGAGGTGCGCAACGAACTGCTGGCGCTCTTCCCGGATGGCTGCTACGTGGGGTTTGCGGGCGATGTGTACTGCGAGGCGCGCAACGAAAGTATGGACGATCACTGGCGGGTGCTGCACGCGCTGCCAGGGGACGGGCAGAACCGCCCGAGCGTGGGCGATTCGCTGGTGCAGGTGCAGGAGCGCTACAACACGCTGAGCAACATGCAGGCGGAGACGTATGAATACGGCATCCCGCCGATTTACGCCGATCCGCAGGTGTTGGACTTCGATGCGCTGGCCAACCAGGTGGCGGAGCCTGCAGCGCATTTCCCCGCGCGAGCGCGCCCGGGCCAGCCTTTGGCGGCGGGATTTTTCCAGCCGGCGCCGGCCCAGGTGCCTCCGGACTTGGTTCGCCACCAGCAGGATTTGATTGGGCCGGTGTCGCAATTCTTGACCGGGCTGTTTCCCGCGGTGTTCGGCGGAAACATGGAGGATGTGAAGACGGCGAGCGGCTATGCAATGGCTCGCGACCAGGCCATGGGGCGATTGGGATTGGTGTGGCGGCGGCTGAAACAGTTTTATGGCGAAGTGATGCTGCTGGGGGTGGACTGCTTCCGGAAAAACCGGCCGGAGGATGTGGATGTGCCGCTGCTGGGTCCGGATGGGACGCTGGACGCACGCATGATTCGGGTGGGGGATTTGAAAGGAAATATCTGCGTGCATCCGGAGGCGGATGAGACGTTCCCGCGGTTGAAGTCGCAGCAGCGCGGCGTGCTGCAGCAGTTATTTGGGCTGAAGGATCCGCTGATTCAAGAGGCGTTGGCGGAGCCGGCAAATCTTGGGTACATCAAGAATGTGCTGGGCTTGACGGAGTTGGTGATCCCAGGAGAAGACTCGCGGAATAAGCAGTTGCGAGAGATCCAGGTGCTGTTGGGAAGCGTGCCAATCGTTGTACATGTGTCCGAAAACGTGACTCGTGATTCGTCCGTGGCTGGCAAAGCAGAGAATCCAGAGGGCTCGCCGAACGATTCCGGCGGAACACGGGACACGGAACACGGGCCACGAACTGTCGTGCTGCCGTCCGTGCCCGTGGATTTACTGCTTGACGATCATGCGGTGGAGTTCGAGGAGTGCAAGCGGTGGGCCAATTCGGAAGCCGGGCAGTCGGCGAAGATGACGAATCCCGCGGGGTTCGCGAATGTGCGGGCGCACGCGGAAGCGCATTTGCGCGCGATGACGACATTCGCACCACCGACTGACTCCTCGACCCAGCAGCCGCCCGCCGTGCGCCGAGGCCAGGTCAGTCCCCCGCCGGCCCCGGCTCCGGTGCATGAGCCGCGCGCGCCAATGGTAGCTCGGACGCCCAGAGAATCTTCAACACGCGCCGACGCGGAGCGTGATGGTCAGGGGGATCACTGGGTTACGATTAACGGCAATCACGTTTTGATCAGCGAGCCCCAGGGGAAGCAACCGGCGCAGGCGCAGCCGGCTGCGTCTATAAAGGTTCTGAACAAAGACGTGACAATTGCCTACGACCCACGGCTCTCCGTTGAGGAAAAGCTTCGAGCCAGCAAAGAGATTGCCGCTGCTGTGGACCTGCTCAACAAGAATGCCGACAAGCTAACAGACGACGAAAAGAAAGCCATCGGGGAGATTTCCTCGGTATTCGAGACCGCTTCCGACAAGGACAAACTCGGTGCGACCGGCAAGGGCTCCATGACTTTGTCCAAGGACTACATGGAGGCTGCCGGCGTTTCAGCTGCTTGGCTGGCCTCGCTCTTTGGGCATGAAGGGCAGCATTACCTGAACTCTGGCAAATATTCGGGTACGGAACGATGGAGAGACGAGCAGTCTGCAAGCAGGGTTCAGCTCGGCATCGGGAACAAGATTGGTTTCAGTCCCAATGAGAGAAGCTCTCTCCAGAATTGGATGGATGACAAAAATCGAGCAACGATGCAAGAGCACATGGAGAAGGGATACACTTATTAGCAAGAGGTCCGTCATGCTCTTATTCGTGAGATTCTTTCGGATTTGTGCTTTCGCGATTTTCCTTTTTCAGACAGGCGACAATGCGGCTTCCACCCGGGTTGCACAGCAGAAAGCGACACCCCGCCCGGCGCGGGCGATCAAGGTGACCGTTTGTACGGACCATGGGAAGTATTCCCTGAACGATGACGTAAGGGTGAATGTTTTGCTCGAAAACGCCGGCGAGGAGACGATCTACGTTGATAGGAGGATGTTCTGTTGTGGAATTGGCACCGGTCTCGGCTTGGATGTCCGCGATGAGCAGGGTAAAGATGTTCCACTACCTCACCTCCAGGAGGAACTGATGCCTCCGCCGCCTAGCGAGGACACATCCATCCTCGTTCGCTTGGACGCAGGGTTCTTCTACGGGAGATCTTATTATCTTGTGGCCAGGGATTTCTTTCCTAAGCCGGGGAGGTACTCCCTCCGATTCCTATACCGAAGCAGGCTTCCCAAGGAAATGGTCGCGCCGCAATTGCGCGACCTGCCCGCGCTCTGGGACGATACCCCATCGATCCCCTCTGACCCGGTCTGGATCGAGGTAACTCGGTAGGCGCGCGGAATGTGCGCGGGCACACGCGGAAGCGCATTTGCGTGCGATGGTCTCCCAAGGCACAAAACCTGTACCTGGGCTGGCTGGGTTATAGGCCGTCCGTACAGTTGACATGTATCAGGAGGCGCAGTCAGATGGTAATTGCATTTGGTGCGGCGGAGGGATTCGGACCCCTTTCTCCGGGTTAGCAACCCGGTGCTCTCGTACTTGTGAGCTACCGCCGCACCTCGATCATAAACATGAGCGTGAACGAACGGCTACTGCACATCGGATGAAATTAGGTACAGTGGTACAGGTCCGCAATTGACTGACCCTTAGGTCAGGCGTTTGTACGGTTGTCCTTGGGTACTACGGAAATTAAGCGAAGAATTTAGGCCGCGAGAGATTGCGGCTTTTTTATTGGGAGAAACGACGTGAGTGCAAGCGTAGCAACCGGGGTTGGAACTGGCGGATCGCTGCAGGAAGTGTTTGCGCTGACGGATGAGCAGATCTTGGGGATGGAGCCGGAGGGAGCACCTGGGGCAGCGCTGACGGACGAGCAACTGCTGGAGGACGCCGGAACGAGCGTAGAACGGGGCGCGGCGGAGAACGTTGCGGACGGCAAGGGTGCGACAGGGGACCTGACGCGGCAAGAAGTTACGGAAGCGGGGAAAGCGCGTACGGAAGAGAGGCGGGGGGCGGATGAAGGTACCCCGAGAGCACAGACAGGAGTGTCTGTGCCACAGGCACCGCCACAATGGCTGGCGGAGAGAATGCGCGATCCCTGGCATGGGGATGAGGCAAAGGAGTTGTGGGAAGGCGCGGTGCAGGCGAGGCAGGAGGCGGCGGCTTATCGCGAGGCAATTGCAACGCCTGCCGAGGCTCGCGCGCTGAAGGAGATTTATCCCGGCGGAGTGAACGAGGCGAAATCGGCGGCGGAACGCGCACGGCAGTTGGATGAGTTTGATGGCGCGTATTTTGGCGCGGCGGGGAAGCCGGCGGAGGAGATAAGCGCGGCCAGGGTGCAATTGGCGCAGAGATTGATGGAGCAGGATCCTGCGGCGTTTCGCGAGATGGTGGCCGCGGGAGTGAGATTGCTGGAGGCTCGCGGCCAGTCGTCGCCGGGCAGCGAACAGCGGCAAGACGCGGGGAGCAAGCCAGGGTCCCTCGACTCCGGTCGGCAAAATGCGCAGACTTCCGCTCCCTTCGACTACGCTCAGGGCAGGCGGGATGACAACAGTCAGTTGGATCGCGGGCCGGGGGCCAGGAAAGGCCTCACCCCTGAAGGGGTGAGCTACAGGGACGGAAACGATGGACAGCCGGTTGTGCCTCAGATTCCGCCGGCGTATGTGAATTTTGAGAAGGCGACGAATGCGGAGTTGGAGAAGAGCGTGGGCGGGGCCATTGCGCGAGCAATCGAGCAGGCGCTGCCAAACCTGAGAAGCCTGGATCGAGCGGGGCGAGACGCGGCTTCGCAGGGCACACCTTTACAGGAGAGATTGGGCGCGGCGGTGCGCGAGGAGGTAGAAGCGGCTCTCAAGAGTGACGCGCAACTAGGCGAGCAAGTGGCGAAAATTCTGGGGGCGCGGCGGTTTGACGATGCCACGCGGGCCCAGGTGGTGCGGGTAATTGATGGGCGGGCGCAGCAGTTGGTGCCAGGCGCGGTAAAGCGGGTGGTGGGGAGCTGGACGGCGGCGACGCTGGGGACAAAAGGGAAGAGCCGAGCGGCGGAAATGGTAACTGGTGATTCGCGAGAGGCGCGCGAAACCACTGCGAAGCCGGCGCCACGGACGGGGAAGTCCGGCCAGAGTTCCGCACACGGCGAGAGCTCGGAGCCGCGCGCTGGCGGACGAACGGGGAACCGCGGGCGGGTGGATTACGGGAAGTTGAGCGACGAACAGATTTTGGATTTGTAGGAAGAGTTCAACGCAGAGATCACAGAGCGCGCAGAGTTCACAGAAAAGACAACCCAAGAGCACAGGCATGAGTGCCTGTGCCACAAAAGCAACCGAAAAGCCGCAGGGCGCTCGGATTTGCCGTGCGCGAAAACGAAGTTTTGGCGCCTTCTCGCAAGACGCCTGCCTGCCCTTCTGAAGCGGGGCAGCACATCTAAGGAGAAACAACAATGCCAGCACAGCAAAACGCGAATGTCATCGCGTTGCAGCTCGAGAAGGTGCGCGACAAGGTACCTTTGCTGTATGAGCGCGACGACATTCTTTTGACGATGATCCAGCAGCGCGGCGACGTGGAGAAAATCTCTTCACGTAACTTGCGCCTGCCGTTGCAGGTCAATCCCGGCGGGAAGGCCGGGTCGTACAACGCAGACGGAGGCGACCTGGGCCGCGGCTCGGGAACACAGTACGACGTGGCGCAGGTGTCGCCGATTTTCTTCCGCTTCGCGATTGAAATCACGAAGCTGGTGGAATACGCGACGACCGGAAGGGAACGCGCCATTGAAAACGCGGCCAAGCGCGAAGTGGCCAACGGAATGAAGCAGTTTCGCGCGTTCCTCGACAAGCTGATCCAGACGGCCGGGAACGGTGTCCTGGGCACGATCAGCGCGGTGAGCGGGACAACCTTCACGATGACGGTGCCCTGCGGCGCGGCGCTGGTGTATCCCGGACAAACAATTCAGATTTACGACACCACGTTGACGACCAACCGCAACATCGCGGCAAGCGTGACAACCAACGTGGTGACGGCGGATCCGATCACCACACAGCAAATCACCGTGGACAACGTTCCCACAGGGACGGTGGCGACGGACGTGATCGTGCATGACGGATTGAGCGGGGCGCAGCCGGTTTCGTTGTATGGAATCAAGTATCACCAGAACAATTCCACCACGGGAACCTGGCTGAACCTAAACCGGGCGACTTATCCGGTGCAACTGCAGACGCCGCGCGTGAACGCGGGTAACGCGGCGCTGACGCCCGCCAACGTGCGCCTGGCGATCAACAAGGTGCGCAAGGCGTTGGGGATCAATCATCTGAGCAAGCTCATCGCGTACATGGCGGTTGAGCAGGAGCATGCCTGGGAAAATCTGGGCATCACGGTGAGTTCCATCATCAAGGAAGGCGGCGGCGGAAGCGCCAACGACCTGGATCTGCTGTTCACGGGACGAAAGACTATGAGCGGCATTCCCATCAAGTCCAGCGTAAACGCGGACCAGACGCGCGTGGACTTCCTGGATCTGGCGCACTGGGGCCGCGCCGTGTTGAAGGACATTGATTTTTACGAGGTCAATGGCAACACGGTGTTCCCGATTTACGGGGCAAGCGGCGGACTGGCCGCGTCTTACATCTTTTATTTTGACACGTCTTTTCAATTGTTTTCGGACAGCCCGCGCAGTGGCGCGTATATCGATACGCTGGCGCGGCCAAGCGGCTACTAAGAGTGACCCGTGTCATCCCGAGTGAGCGAAGCGAGTCGAGGGATCGCGGCTGAGCCGAAAGGGCTTGCCGCGATTCCTCGGCTACGTCCCGGCGAAAGACGCCGGGACTCCGCTCGGAATGACAATCTTCAAAATTTGGTGGGAAAGATCCAGGTCGTACGAGAGACGCACGAGACGCCAGACGAGGTTACGCGGCGTCTAGAAGCTGCCGGGGGACGGAATCGCTTCGGCGAGCCCAACTATCGTGTAGTTTGGGGCTGGAACCGGTTGGCATGGATTGGCGGGAAGTTCGAGGACCGCGGTGCGCACGGGGATTTGGTGCGGGAAATAGTGGAATTGCGGCTGGAGCCGAAATATCCGCAGGTGAACCGTTGGCACGTGGAACGCTGGGTGCCTCCGGAAACGTATGGGTCCCCGCGGGAATGGTACGCGAACACGGTGGAGACCGCGAATGGAGCCAGCGTGCCGGCGCTGGGCCCGTATCCGGAGCGGGGCGAGTACGAGCATTGTTTTACGCTGCAAGGGCCGAAGGGCGATTTTGTGCAGTTGACGCCGACGATTGTGGAGCACGTGGCGCGAGCGGTCGAATGGGCGAAGCGTTTCCCGAAGGCGAAACAGCGGGGAATGTTGTACGAAAGGGAATCGCGCGAAGAGCGGAAGTACGAGGAGTGGGCCTACACCTTAATGGATGACGCGGCGCCGGCGCTGCACGGGCAGCCGTTTGTAACAGTGAAATGAAGAGGGAAGCAAAGGAAGTTGAGAGGCAGAGGATGTAAAGGAGTCGAGGTAGCGGGCACCATTAAGGGGAACAATATCGCGTGCGATTTATCGCTCTCCAGCCTTTCCGTCAATTGCCTCATTTATCTCCCGTACCTCATTTCCCTCCTTTGCTTCATTTCGCCCAACTGGAGAACTCATGAATCGGCTTCATGTTTGGCTAAAGGGAATCGTGGCGGCGGGGATTAGCGGAGCTGCCGGTGGGGTGATGACCGGGCTGGCGGCGGTGGGGATCGATCCGGCGCATTTTAATTTGCAGGCCGGAATGGGAGCGACAGTCCGGATTGGAACGGCCGCAGCACTGATCAACGCGGTGATTGGCGTGGCGGCCTATTTGCAGAAGTCGCCGTTGCCGGACTCGAAGTGAAACAAAAAGGGGCAGTCAGTAAAGACTGCCCCGAAAACCACTGCGTGCGCTGGACACGCCTCTCAAGCAGTTCGAGTTTATGGCTCTATGAAGCACTAGTCAAGAGTACTTATGGGGGCGTTGCTCTGGGCGCGCTGAAAGCGGTACGGAGAATGTGGGACTCGAACCCATGGGGCTGTTGCCAGCCTTCAGCGCTTGAGAGGCGCGTCCAGTACCCCCACTGGGAGCATTCTCCGAGACGCGCCGACCCCGCTCGTATGTATATGTATATAGTAATAATGTCAAGCTGATAAGAACTTCGATGCTTTGACGGGAGAATGGACAATGCCCGTAGTTGGATCGAGTGCGTATAACACGGCGGGGCAGATAACGTCACTGGTGAGGTCGCTGCTGAATGATGCCCAGGGAAACCTGTTCACGGATACCTTGCTCTTGCCGTATCTGAATTCCGCTTATCGCAAGGTGCAGCGCGCGATTGGGAACGCCGGCGGCGGGGGATTCATCCAGGATGACGTGCTGTTGGTGGTGACGGCGGTGGCGGAGCAGGATGCTTCGCTGCAGGTGTCGCTGAGCGACGCCAGCGCACCGCCGAATCAGCTCCCGACGGACCTGCTGGTGCCGCTGAAACTTTGGGAGCGGCCGAATTTGTCCACACAAGAGTTTGACGAGATGGTGGACCTGACCAGGCACGGCGGGCTGCCCTCCCGCGTGCAGGACGTCACCCTGAGCGTGTGGGAATGGCGCGCCGACGGACTGTGGTTTCTGGGAGCGACGCAGGACACGCAGATCCGCTTGCGGTATTTGAAAGCGTATCCCGATTTCACGGATGCGACCTCACCGGTGCTGGTGCGCAACGCCCAGGAAGCGCTGGCGTATGCCACGGCAGCACTGGCGGGATGGGCAAGGGGCAGTCCGCTGGCAGAGAAGTGGGACGATGCGGCGAGCGACGCGATCGAGGACTTGGTCGTAGCGGCGGTGCGGAGGGAGCAGCAGAGCGGCCGCAGGCGGCGTCCGTTTTCGACGAGGAGCGGATATACGCCGTTTTGAGAGCGTTTTCAGTTGTCGGTTTTAAGTTTCAAGTAAAGAGTTTTCAGCAACACGGTTTTCATCTAGGAGAGGGGTGCGGGAATGGCAATTACGATTTCGCTGTCGCCACTGAACGTGGACAGCAGCGCAAGCAATTTTGTGTATGCGGTGGCGACGCTGACGTTCTCGGGAAATTATACGACGGGCGGAGACACGCTGGATTTCACGCAGGTGGCGAACCAGTTGCCGTCGGATACGATCGTGCAGGCGTTTGCCGGAAGCCAGAACGGCAATAGCATGTACTACACGGCCGTCCAGGGAAGCGCGCTGAACACCTGGAAGCTGAAATGCTTTCTCGGCGGAGGAACGGAGCTGAGCGCGGGGGCGTATCCGACGACCGTGACGTCGGACATTGTTCAGCTCAGCATCACGGCGAGGAAACTGTTGTAGGGCGCTGGAAGTCGGATCAGGGATATCGGCGATCAGATATCCGCGACCAGGAGACGGTTCTTGGAGGCCGCTCCCGAATTGGTGGTCGCGGCTGGCGCTGAAGCCGGAGTTGTCATTGCCAGCTGGCAAGAGAGAAACCTCAGGTCTGAAGGTCTGAGCTACAGGACTGCGAAGCACATGATACGATCAAAAGTCAGTATGGGTATGTTGTGGGCGATATTGGCGCTGGCGCTGCACGTGTTGCCGGGAGTGGTAGGGCCGGCACAGGGGCAGGGCTCGCGCAAAGACGACATTGTATTCAATTCGCGCGGTGTGCCGCTGGCCGGTGCGACGGTCCGGGTGTGCGCGATGCCGGCGAGCGGGCAGCCGTGCACGCCGCTGGCGCTCATTTATTCCGATCCGCTTCTCACGCAGGCGCTCGCAAATCCCACGACCTCGGATGGCATGGGGAACTACACGTTTTACGCCGCGCCGGGGCGATATGAGATCGAGATCTCCGGCCCCGGAATTACCACCAAGCAATTGCCAAATGTGATTCTACCAAGCGATCCTTCCTCGCCAATATTCAGCAGCATTTCTTCAACGGGTGCGATCAACGCGTTTACCTTGAGCCTCACCGGCAACCTGACGGTGAATGGCAGTACCACGGTGGCCGGGAATATGGCCAGCGGCACGCTGAGCCTCTCGAATCAAAGCACGCCGCCGGGCACGCCGAGTGCGGGCTCCGTGAATTTGTACACCAAGACGGTGGACAAGCGGCTGTATTACAAGGACGAAACCGGGACGGAGGTGGGTCCGATTGCGACCGCCAGCGGCGCGCAGACGAATACGCCGAACACGTTCACGGCGCAGCAGAGTTTCAACGCCGACACGCAGTTTGGCGGACCGAATCCCTACTATGATCTAAGAAAATTTGGCTGGTACACCAGCCCCACGTACTACCGAAACGGGACGACCGGAACCATGTCGGCTTCGTCCTCGACGCTGACGCTGGCAAGCGCGCTAGATTTCGCTAACGGACAGGGCGTGGTGGTTCTTGGCGCCGGCCCGACGCCCACGATTGCGACGCCAACGACCGTGACAGCGGCGGCTGTGGGCGCAACCGGTTCGACAACCTATTACTACTGCGTGGTGGACGAAGACTACATGAACGGGCGCACGGCCTGTAGCGCGGCGGGTAGCGTCGCGAACGCAGTGGCCACGCTGGGGATGCAGACGAATACCATTTCAACTTGCAATCGCGCTTCGGGTGTTGTGACCTGCACGACTTCGGCGGCGCACAACTTCATCAACGGCTCGCAGATTGAGATTCAGAGCTATTCCACGGGCGACCGTGGCTTCGAGGGCGCGTTCACCCTGACCTCGGCCTCCGGCAGCACGTTCACCTATAACCAGTATGGCGTGGCGGATACCAGCGGCACGGTGACGTATGGCAACGCTCGCGTGGCGGGACAGGTAGCGGTGAAATGGGCCGCTCCGGCTACCTACACCGTTCTGAAGCACCTCATCTATCGCTGCACGGGCAGTTCCTGCGCGCTCCCGGCGAATGCGGCCAACTACAACCTCGTGGGCGTGGCGCAGGGGCAGGACAGTTATTTCCTCGACCGCGGCTATACGGTGAGCGCGGCGAACGTGGACAATGGGGACGCTTTCCAAACTGCTCCCACAGCTACATCGAATGGCTGGCTCTCGACAACGATTACTTCGGGAGGCGGAACGACGACTCTGACGCTGGCGGCAGCAGCCACGAATGCGGTTTCCGGCGCGGTTGTGAAGCATGACAACGCACCAATCATCAAGGCCGCGTGCGCGGCAATCCCGGCGAACACGGGTGCGCCAATCCTGTTTGCGCCCGCAACACCGGGAGCCGGGGCCTACAATTACGCCCCATTCTCATCCTACTTCAGCTTTGGTTCGACTCCGCTAGGGGGCCCGGCGGCAAACTGCCCCGGAGGAACGGAGATTGATTTTCAGAGCGAACTCTGGCTGAACGCTCCCATGCAGCTTGGACGTAATATCACGATGCGCGGCGGGGCCGGGGGCCAACTGTCCGTGGGGTCGGGTTACTTTGAAGCCCCCCTGACGCTCATCGCGGGCTACGCCTATCCGATGATCTACATCAACGGACAGTCTTCAACCAACGATTTTCTTGCCAACCTCAAAATCACCTGCAACCAGGGCTACCAGACCTGTCTCTACGAAGACGAAGCCTCGAACGGCGATGGTCCCACCGACTTCCGCTACGACGATGTGTACCTTGTCAACACGAACGGCTACTCCAACGTTTACGTCGCCAAGGCGGGCTTCGGGCGGTTCTGGACGCGCGGCATCTGGCAAACGAGCGCGAACGATTTCACGACACCAACGGCGGCATTGTTCACCACCAACTGCGGCACGGGCGAACAAGCCTACGCATCGTTCCCCTCCATCGGCTACACCTACCTCACTTCCATCTACGGAGGCCTGCTGATCGATGGTTGCCAACCGAGTTACATGAGCGCCGGGTTTGGGCATTGGACGTTCACCGAAATGCTCACGGAGAATGGCTACGGTCCGGGAATTCGCGTGAACTATCCAGGCCCCGGAGCGGGTTTCAACGTCTACGATTTTAGTTACGCCGACCCGCTCGGCGGGTTTGCGACCCCGGCATTTGACATCACGAATGTGGCAGGCAACGCGGACATTCTCATCACCAACGCGGCGTGCGCGACGGGCTACCAACCTCTTTTTGAGGTTGGCAACACGGGCACGCAATACAATGGCATCCAAGTCTTCGGCGTTCCCTGCTCCTATCTCGGCGCCAACAATGGCATAGTGACTTACGCCCAAGACTCGTTCACCGACCAGTTGAACTGGAATACCCGCCTGCAGAACGCCTCGCACGTCGCGTACATAATGACTCCTCCCGGAGCGCCAGCAAGCGCCACGGTGAGTGCTGGCGGCTTAGTCCCCGTCGGGACGCACACGTACCGCTTGACCGCTGTGGACGCGGACGGCAACGAGACATCGTGGGGACCAGCCATTTCCGCGACGACCACCAGCGGCAACCAGACCGTGACCATCACCGCCCCGGCAACTTTTCCGAACGGCGCTGTCGGCGTGAACGTATACCGCGATTCCTACAACGCAATCCTGAACAACGGAGCGAGCTGCCCCGTGCCGGGTATCTCTACACCGGGAGGAACGGAAATTGACAGTTCCGCGGGCGCGTACTGCAGCGGCTCGGGACAGTACGGCACCAATTACGCGGGGTCTTCTCTACTCTCCTCGAACGGACTTTCCACGTACAAACTCCATCTGGGCAGTGAAGCCCTCACGGCTTCTCCTCGCGGCGAACAAAACATCTTCCTTCCCAGTGCGTTGACTTCGACGTGGACGGGTTCGACGTGGACGCCCGATAAGGGTGTCACGGTTACGCGGGTGCAAGTGCAGGCGAAGACGGCGCCGGCCGGGTGCACGACCAACGCGGTGGTGCGGCTCACGGACGGCACTAACCCCGTCAACGTAACGATTTCCGGTGCGGCCAACGATTCCGGCACCATCGCGCAGAACTACGCGGCCGGGACGCCGTTGACGTTGAGCGTGCAAACGGCCGCGGCGGGCTGCACAACTTCACCCGCCGACGCAAATGTGACCATCCAGTACCGCATGCAGTAGAGGCAGAACTCAGAAAACGCGAAACACCGCATTACCCTAGGCTTCAGAATTCACGAAAACAATTCGAGGAAAATATGAACACGCAGAACGATGTCGTTGCGTTGGTGAATATCTCCACGCAAAAGTGGCCGCCGCGCCAGCGCACCTATTTTGGCTCGCTGGAGATCCGCACGCCGCAACCCGGCGAGGCCTTCGCGGTCACCCCCATTCGTGCCTGCAAAGGCATCATGGACCTGGGGGACAAGCGCAGCATGGAATTTCCCATCACCGCGCGGGAGATCGCCGATGATTTGGCCAGGGAGATCAATGGCGATTCAGGCGAGGGAAGCTTTCACGGCGTGTTCGTGGCGGCAGGGCCGCTGCCGACGGAAGCGGAGCTGGCGGAGGCCCACAGGAAGCTGGATGCGTTTCACCGGCGATTGGTGGACGCGGCGGACCTGGAGTGGGAGCGTTCGCACAATCCGATGTTCATCACGGACCTGGAGAGGCGTGCGGCCCGGGAATTGAAGCTGGATAAGCCCTGGTTGTATGACCCGAAGCCGCAGGCGGAATGCCCCGCGTGCGGCGAAAAGATCAAGGCCGGCGTGGCCGTGTGCCGCTCCTGCCGGGCGATTCTGAACCGGGCGAAGGCCGCGGAGTTTGGGTTGATGCCGAGAGAAGCGGAGCAGCCGGTGGACTTCATGAAGCTGAGAGAAAAGGGAAGCGCGAAATAAAAAGGGCGGCGAAGGTTCGCCGCCCACAAAATGCAACGTGCAACTGGGCACGCCTGAGAAGCAACTTCAGGATAGCAGATATCAGCGATCAGAGACCAGCGATCTGTCTTTTTAGCGATTCCTGTCATGCGGACAGTCGCGCGAATTGAGCAACCTTCGATGAGGCAATTTACAGCCCGGACTCGCTGTTCGTGTGTAAGTTTGTTCATGAGCACATTCTACTAAAGCCGCTTTAGCATGTCAAGTAAAAAATGCTACAATTAGTTCAAGATGGTGGTAGGCTTTGCAACGTCGGGATAGGTTCAGGCATCAAATAAACCGCTTGGAGTAAATTATTATGGAAAATTTGGACACGAAGCAGATTGTCGAACAAACAATCGAGAAAGCCCTCCACGAAAACCCAGATATTCGCGTGGTTCTCGAAATCGCGGCCCGCGCTCGCGAAATCGAAGCTAGGGAACTACCACGAGAGCTTGGTACGGCTACCGATGTTGTGGCGATACCGAATAACTCCCAGTGTGCCTTGTAATCAGGGAGTATCTTGGAAAACTAGCGAAACCTGATTTCCCGACTCGAACAGTTTTGTCTTTATAGACCCAACTTGAAGCGGGATATTCATCTGTATTTCGCACCTGACGTAATAATCCCAAATCAGTTTCCACAAATTATCATCTTTATCGAGGACTTCAATCTCTAACCCAAGTTTCTTGGCTGTCGCACCATCAATGTATTGGCCGTGAACCGGGAAAAGCTGCTTGGATAGCAGTTTTTCAGCGATTTCATTTGCTTTCTTGGAACGCTCTTTCGCATCCGGGAAGGTTGGATTGAGCATGAATTTATCGAGTAGCGTGACGGCTGTCGTCTTTGCAAAACCGATCTGCTTTTCCATTTCGTCCGTGAATGGAATATTGAGACCGCCAAGTTGTTGGAGCAGTCCAATAGTTGGTTCCTTTTTCTTGACTGCCTCTGCAATCTGATTCATCAATTTGTCCCGTGCCTCTATAAAGGCAAATGCAGAAACCCATTGAGTGATTCCTGATACAGCTATCGGCACCTGTGGATCAATTGGGCCGAGTTCAGAACAGTAACCCATCAGAATTTGATCAGCGCCAAGTGTGAGTACCGTTGCTGCGCTCTTGGCGATATTCGGGACAATCACGCGTAATTTTCGGTTTTGGCCCGACAGATGCGCTCTGCACATATCTACCATTTTTTCGATGATGGTGCCGTCACCACCGGGGCTGTGAAGTAGCAGGTTTATCTGGTCAGCGCCAGAAATTGAATTCAGAACCGCTTCAAGATTCGGAATGTCTGCGGTATTCATAATTGTTCGCGCATGATTAAACCGCAAAACATAGCTCATCAGACGGTTTGCGCTGCCGTAACGCGCCGTGAGTGCCCCTTCAATTTCGTTGATGAGTTTTTGTCTCTTGTGGAATTGATCAACGTTGACATTCAATTCATTCAGAACACTCATAAAAATAGGTGACTTCTTGAGTTTGGCCTCTGGGTCAGGGGGTGGAGCACTTGGAGGTATTGGCGGTGTTGCCATAGTTGCACTCCTCTCAATTGAAGGGAAGACATGATACTGTATTAGAAAGAAATAATCTATGACTTCTTCGATTTCTTCCAGCGGGCCTTAGCGGCTATTTGTGCAATTTTACGGCGTTGCTTCGGGGTCATAGTTTTCATGCGGCGCTTCCCACCAATTTCACCCCCCTTGCGCCCTATCGCAGACATATAGGCGGATAGAGTGGATGAAAGCACGGGGAATGTTTCTGGTGTCACCTCTTGGGTAGAAATATCCCCTATAAGGTGAGCCAATTGGTTTACATCGGCGGGGCGCTTCTGCTTATTCCGCTTTGGCATGTGCGTACGATGCCATACCAAACGCTCGCGCTGCAAGTCAATTTCTTGGGGTGTCCGAATCAAAGTAGCCCACTACCAGAAGCGGTGGACCGCTAGGGTGATGGTGGTTGGGAATTGATCGAGGCGCGGCGGGGCGGAAGTGGCAAAGGCTCCTGCCCCCCACGGCGTCAAGCAGAAAGCAGCCGCTACACGAAACTTCTTGTAGAAAGAACCTTTTTGCCAACTCGTTAGACCGTAAAAGCGGTAGCAAGACTGCCGCACTCCAAAAGAAGAACATATGTCGACGATTGGATCATTGGATGCACCGATTGAGATTTTCGGCGGGCTGGTCAGCGACATGTCGCCCGCGGATCTGCCGCATGGGGTGTCGCCCGCTTGCCAGGACGTCGTTTTCAGCTACGGCGGCGTGATGACGCGGCCCGGGCTACAGGCGCTGTTTGGGCCGCTGGCGGGAAACCCGACGGTGAATTACGTGAAAACGTACACGACGCTGAACGAGACGCTGCGAACGCTGGCACTCGATGGCGCTGGGAATTTGTATAAGGAGATCACGGAGGGGACGCTGACACAGTTTGCCAGCGGCCTGGCCGCGAACGCGTATGCCAATTCCACGACCTTGTTCGGCAGGGAATATCTGGCAATTAGCGATGGCATGACGGGCAACGATCTGCCGCGACAGTACGACGACACGAGTTTCGACCGCGTGAGCCAGTGCGGACCAGGCGCCGGGCCAACGGTGGTCGATGAAAATGTGATTGTGAGCATCGTGGCCAGCCCCAATGGCGCGACGCAGCCCGCTGCGGTGACGATCGTGGCGAGCCCAAACGGGTCGACGCAAAACGGCTACCTGGTAACCATTGCGACGAGCGCCGCGCACGGATTGTCCACGGGCCAAAGCGTCACGGTGGCGGGCGTCGGCGTAGCAGGATACAACGGCACGTTTGCGGTGGTGTCTGTGCCGAGTTCGACGCAATTTACGTACATTGCGGGCGCCGCGGGGCTGGCGAGCTCCGGCGGGGGCACGGCGGCTTCCGCGACGGTCACGATTCAAACGAGCGCCGCGCATGGCTTGTCCGTGGGACAGCTTGTGACGATTGCCGGCGTGGGTGTGAGCGGGTACAACGGCACGTTTGCGATCGCCAGTGTGCCGGATTCGATGCACTTCACCTATAGCGCAACAACCGGCGGCCTTGCGGCTTCCGGCGGGGGCACGGCGGCCGCGGCTGGGAATGTCGTCACGGGCGTGCACCAGGTGTGCGTGATGTTCCAAACGCGACAGGGCTATTTAACGAAACCCGGGCCGGCGACGAACTGGACGGCCAGCGGCGGGAAGCGTGCCGTGGTAACGAATATCCCGACCGGGCCAAGCAATGTGGTGGCGCGCATCTTGTGCTTCACGGGGGCGGGTGGCGCCAGCTTTTTCTATGTGGGCGGAGGCGGAACTCTGTTCAGTGGAAACATGATCATCAGCGACAACACGACGACCTCGCTGGTGGTGGATTTTTCCGACCCGATTCTCCTGGCAGGGACGAACGTGGATGACATGTTCCGGCTGATAGAACTTGGCGACTGCGCCGGGGTGATCGGCTATTCGGAACGGCTGTTCTGGTGGGGCGAACGCAACAAGATGGACAACTGGGTGAACCTGGGATTCGACGGCGGGTTCACCGGGCCGTCCCTGCCACACTACCCGTTGGGCTGGACACCGGATGCCACGTTTGCGCCGGGCGGGACGGACGAAGAGAATTTTGTGGTATGGGGCGCGGCGTATTCGATCGTGGGGAACGGATCGACCGCCACGCGCGGATTGGTGACCCAGGGCGCGGTGCAGGATGCTCTGGGAGCGCCGCTGATTCAGGCGAATGCGAGTTACACGGTGCGGGCGCGGTGTGCGTCGAATGCTTCGCTGACCCAGGGAACGCTGCACGTGCATCTCTACAGCGCGAGCGGGGGAATCAATACCACGGGACTGCAACTGACCGCGGCGCAACTGACAACGAGCTACGTGGAATACAGCGCGCAACTGACGGCACCGCTGACCGTCATTCCAGGGGATCTGGTGCTGCGCGTGTATGCCGATGGCACGCCGAACCAGAACGGCCAGTTCTACATCGATTGCATCGAGATTTTTCCGACGACCCAGCCCGTAAATGCATCACTGGTGCGGGCGAGCCGCGTGGAGGATCCGGAGAGCTACGATGCGCTCGATGGGATGCTGAGCGTGGCGGAGAACAACGGGCAAGCCATTCGGGCGGCGTTTGAGCTGCGAGAGCGGCTGTATTTCGTGAAGGAACATTCGATGTACGTGACGCAGGACGACGGAACGAACGAGCCGGCGCTATGGACAATATCGGAAGTTTCGCAGCGCGTGGGCACGCCCTCCGTGCGGGGCGTTGGCTTCGGCGAGGATTGGGCGGTAATCGCGCACCGCACCGGGTTGTACCTGTTTTCCGGCGGCGAGCCCGTGAAGATTTCGCAGGAAATTCAGCCCACGTGGAACCAGATCAATTGGCAGTACGCGCAAACGCTGTGGGTGACGGTGGATACCAAAGAGCGCCGCATTTACGTGGGCGCGCCATTCGGAAGCGCGACTACACCGAATCAGGTGCTGATGCTGGACTATCACGACCTTGATACGGCCAGCGCCTTGTCATCGAGTCCACCGGTCAACATCACCTATACGGGGAGAAAAGCGGCGACGGATAACGCGCGCAAATGGTCGCCGTGGTTGATTGCGGCGAATTGCTGCGCCTTGCTTGAGCGCGCCAACGGGACGGCGGCGGCCGCGTTCGGCAGCGGGAATCCCGGCGTGGGCGGCGGCGGACCCACGGGGAAGATCTACCAGCTAAGCGACACGCAGTATTCGGATGATGGTACGGCGATCGCGAGCTACTACACCACGCACTATTTTCCGGAGCGCACGGTGGAAAGCTCGCTGGGATTGGGCGCGCATAGGAAGCTGTTCAGTTATTTGACGATGTACGTGGAGGGCGCGGGAAATTTGGGGCTGACCAGCTATGTGGATTCCTCGAGCGCGGCGCAGGCGCAGCAGCCCTTGCCCCTCAGCTCACCCGGTCTGGAAGATTTGGAACTGCCGATCAATGTGCTGGGGGAACGGGTGGCGTTTCAGGTGAGCACGAACCAGGTGGGCGCGTGGTTCAAGCTGCAGCGCTTTACGCCCAGTGTGCGGCCGGATCCCTGGGCCCCGGTGCGCGGTGTGAATTAGGCCATCGCCCCGGATGGCGGAAATTGGGAGCTGAAGATACATGCTGACGGTTGCGCAACTAGCACCCCTAAAGGACAGGGACCCGTATTTGTACGAGACGCTGACGAAGATAGTGTCCGCGGTGAACGCTACGAGCCAGAACGCGGGCGTGGACCCAGCGACGCCTTCGCCCGCGCCCGCGCCCATTGCTTCGCTGCAGGTGCAGGCAGCAAACGGATGGTTTGACCTGTCCATTGCAGATCCGGCGGCATCGCGGCCGGGGCTGTTTTATTTCGCGGAGTCGGATGTGACGCCGGCGTTTTCCGCGCCACGCGTGCACTTCCTCGGAGCGGCGCGAAACCTGTATCTGCAATTGGGGAATCAGACGCTGTATTGGCGCGCCTACTCGCAGTACATCGGCTCGCAGCCCTCAGCGCCGGTTAGCTTTGGATCGCCCCCCATCGCCGTGGTGGGCGGAGGTGCCAGCGGGCCTGCTCCGCTGCCCTCGAGCGGCAGCGGCACCCTGCCGAACGGGCTGCTGCGCGGCGGAAATGGATTCGGGACGCCCACGGGCGCGCGCATTGTAAAGCAAACGATTCTGTAAATTTCTATTGCTAAGGACGAAGGAGCTGCCATGCCAAATACCATATACAACGCCACTTGGGATTTTAGCCCGGGGGATACGGTGACGCTGTCCGCAAGTTTTACATTTGATCTGAACGATCCGAGCGACACGCAAAATGTCGCGAGCGTGTTGACCACGCTGCAGGGAAGAACGCCGCGCGTGACCCTGACGCAGTCGGATCCCGCCACCATTACGGTGACGGTCACGATCTAAAGTAACGCGCGGGATGACCTTGCGGATACGGGAGTATGACGAGGGAGACCTGGAAGCGCTGCGGGCGATTCATGCCGCGCAGGGCTTCCCGTACGAGTTTCCCGACCTGCGCAATCCGCTGTTCCTGACCAAGCTGGTGCTGGCCGGCGACGAATCGGATCCCGCCGAAGGGAAGGGAATTGCCGGCGCTGCCCTGCTGCGGCTGACGGCGGAGGCCTATCTCCTGCTCGATCCGAAACGCGGCACGCCGAAAGAACGCTGGCAATGGTTGCTGGAGTTGCACGAAGCGGCGCGGCGCCAGGCCTGGCAGCGCGGGCTGGAAGACGTACACGCGTGGCTGCCGCCGGAAATTGCCACGAAGTTTGGCAGACGGCTCGCGCGGCTCGGCTGGGTACGCGACGATGAGTGGACGCCGTACTGCAAGCGTCTGGGCACAACATTTGAATTGATCAAGGGACGCGAAACATGAAATCACTGGGCGATATCTTCCGGGCCGGTCTTCATCATCACATAGACCGCGGGTCGTCGGGCGCCGCTCGCGACACTGGAGCGGAATCTCCGTATCTGCTGCTTGGGCAGAAATCATCCGCGCCCCAGGCACGCCCTGCTGCGCCGAGCCGCCAGGAGATTCTTAACTATCTAGGCGAGTTAGCAGATGAATATCGTCTGCCGCGCAAACTGGTGTATGCTTTAGCCGATGCGGAGAGCACTTTTCAGGCGGACCGCGTGAGCCCCAATTACGCGCACGACAAACACGGCCATCCCCCTCATGACAAGCGCGGAAACCCGATCATCAAGAGCACCGACTACGGAGTGATGCAGATCAACAGTTCCAACATCGACCACGGTCCCGTGAAGGACGCCCATGGACATCCATTCAAAATTGGCGATGACGTCAAGACGGATTGGAAGGCTAACGCGCGTGCCGGCGTCGCTCTCCTGGCTCCAGCCTACAGGCTGGCAGAATTGGAACAGGGTCCAGGCGCTACGGCAGAGGACCATGCTCAACAGGCTTATTCCCAGTACAACGGCGGTCAGCCACGAATGCGCGACCGTTACTTGAGGGAAAGACGAGATGGAATGCCACAAGATGGCGCGGACCGGAACTTTCTGGAAAAGTACAGACAGTGGTGATAGAGAGGTTGTTCACCCCATGGGGTGCGAGAAATGCCTTTGCCTGTAAGAGAGCGGTCTAAGGCTCGACTGTTATTTCTGCTGCTCCGACTGGCCGCTGTGGCTGGGATCATGGCGCTTATCCTCTGCGGCAGCGCGGTAGTTGCTGCCGAAAAATGGGAATGCTGGAAGGGGAGTCACAAGGTCATCAGGAATCTGTCGGGCATTCACTTCACGTTTACGCCCACAAAGGACGAGGATGCGATGGATTGGCCTGGGTGCCACGTCATGGTGCAGGACGCGGCAAAAAAGGTGATCCTCGCGGAGGACGACGCAGCCTTTACTATCCTCGACACAAGACTGGATTGGAACGGGGACGGCAAACCTGATCTTATTCTTAAGGCCTATTCGGGGGGCGCTCATTGCTGCTGGACCTTCTACTTCATTTCGCCAGGTCCAAATGCCCGCCTAATGGTGAAACTCGAGAATCAGCGCGACGCCGATTTCCTGCAAGACGAGAAAACCGGGAAGCCCTATCTAGCCATTGAGGACGGCGCATTCGATTACTTTGACGGACTTTGTCATGCATGCACCCCATTCCCGGAGGTCTTTCTAAGAATCGAAGGCAATAGGTTCGTGGACGTCCATTCGGAGCACATGGAGGAATACGATGGAATCGTTCAGGACAATCGGAAAGCCTTGACTACTGAGAACATAAAGCAGGTCGTTTCGATGAAAACTAACCCGAGCGAAACAGAATCACCAGTCGTGCGGGAGTCAGTCAGAAAGATATTACTAATCGTCTTCGCGTACCTCTACAGCGGCCGTGAGGATCAGGCGCGGCGCGAACTTCAGGCCATGTGGCCGCTATTCGATCGGGACAGAATGTGGAACTTGATACTGGAACACAGGCGCGAGGGAATCTTGCGCTACGTTCAACGCGCGCCAGACATGCCGTCTGCGCCGCTCCAGCAATAGCAATCCTAAAACTTCGGCGAAATTGGAAAGAGTTGGATCTCTTGGAGGTAATGCCATGGGACGCGGGGCACAGGCACAAACACGGCAGATGACGGACCAGCAACTGGCGCAGACCAACGCGCTGAACCAGCAATTGCTGGGACAGCAGCAGTCGTTGGGGAACCAGGTGGGCACGCAGTATC